GCAGAAGGATCACCATGCAAGAAGACAATGAACTTATCACAATGTCTCTTAGCTTCTTCAAACGTAGCTGTATAACCAGGGTGAATAATATCAAAGTTACCTGCTGTAAATGCAACTACATCCTTATCAGGCTTAACAGACTTAAGCTTCTTATATACATTACTCTTATGAGAGTCGACTAAAGGATCGTATTGCATACATACATATTAACGTATGGTAGTGTGTAAATCAACTGTTATTTTTGTACAGGTAGCTTACTGGCTTCAATAGCCTCTAACGTTGTATCACCAAAGATCTTTGTAGCAATAATATCTGTAGTATACTTACCTTCTTTGAAGCTATGAGTAACGCTATTCACATACCAAAGCTTCTTATAGTCTTCTTCACTGTTTCGTTCAATCCAGATAAACTTATTAGGCTGCCTAATTACACTACCTTTAACTGTGAAGCGAATTGTCTCATTTATAGTTAAGAAGCTCTTAAGAACTGTATTTGCAATACTATTTTGCCATTGAAGGTCGGCTTGCGCCGTCCGTACAGGATCAGATTGTGTGTTGATATCAACATGAAACTCTTGAATCTCTTTTGGATCAAGTAGCGGTAGATTAACACTGACATCTGCTCCAGCTAATTCTCTATTAATAAAATCTGACTCTATATCAGCAAACGCTACTGTATCATTAGAGAAGACACTGAAATCCATACCACCGCTAGATCGAAGCACATGATAATCACCCCATATTTCTTCTCTTAACTTTCCAATATCAGCTCTTGTAATATTATATGTTTCTATCTTATTGTATAAATTAATATTTGGATCAACACCAGATTCATCAGTTAATGGTCCAATAGAAAACTTCTCTAAATATACGTCGCTATAGTCGACACCTACAATACCATTCTTAACAGCATTGATAAACTCAATATGTCTATCTGTTAGAAAAGCATCAAACTTTAACTTACGCTTAACCTCACCATCAACAATAGCATTGACAAATCTAAAGTAAGGTACTTTACCTATAGTACCAGCACCGCTATCACTTGCTGTAGTCTCTTTAAGCATTGTATGAAGAGCATCATAAACAGTATGACTCATATCTTCAGTTGTTTTAATGTCATGCAATACATTTGGAAGATAAGAGCTATTAACAGTTATACTGTCATCTGTCTTAAGTTTAAATATCTCTTTATTAAACTTCTCAACAATTTGAATAATATCAGAAGGCTTTCCCTCAAATTTGATGCCAACCTGCTCGCCCTTGCCGGTAAGGTATCCAATCTGTGTCTTACGAGTTGCTGCTACAAAAGCCTCTTCCCATTTAAAAATAAGAATATTATCAACAATGTTAAGTGAGCCGGCAGCTGTTGTATTAACAAGACCAATAACTGTTACAACTTTATTTGTATCATCAATGTCTGTTTTGTTCAGGTCAGTATCAGTAATCTTAATAGCAACATACAAATCGTTAGGACTATTTGTTGCAATATCTAAACGCTCTAGGATGTTAAACTTATTACTAATTGTAATAGATCCCTTTGCACCCATTGAGAGTGAAGACTCTGTAATGTCAAGATTGAGAATAGCAGCAGCATCGATAGGTATTACACTATCCACTACATCCTCAATCGCATCTTTGTTGAGTCGTCGATCTAATTTGATTAACGATACTTCAAAGTCTAGATTGGTATTCTCAAAAACATTAAGGCTCATCTACTACTTATTTAATCCCGCAGTGATAGCTTTGAGAGCCTTTCTAAGTGCTTCAGTTTCTGTAAGTTGAATGTATCCATACTCTTCTTTAGCTTTTGTAGTGTCGAGTATGCAATTAGATCTACCAGCAGCAAGATCAAGCTCTTCAATATCAACCCATGACCAGTTCTCATTTTCTAGACCTGCCTCTTTCATAAGCTCAACAACACCAGCTGTCTCTAATGGTTCAGGGTTAGTGAAGTGTACAGTATCACGTCCAGTACGATCTTCTTCAACTAGAAGCTCGATAAAGTCTACAAGCTCTGGAATGTATGTCTTAGAGTTAACAGCACTGATGAGATTATCATACTTATGAATCTTAGTTAGATAGGATCTATCATTAAGTGTATCACAGAAGGGCATACGAATTCGAATAGTGATACCATTATCACTTACTGACTCAAATGCATGCTTACTAGTACTATAGAAAGATGAAATAGGATTAAACACTCCATAGTTAGGCTCATCAGACTCACTCCAAGCTTTATCATACCCTGTAAAGATACATCCTGATGTAATATGAATAGGCTGTACATGTAACTCTCTACATAGAGTATTAAACATTACAGGTACTTGAACATTATACTTCCAGCACAATTCTTTTTCCTGTTCAGCTTGATCGACATTAGGTCGACCAGTAAAGCCTTGTGCATTAATAAGATAGTCGAAGCGTTCACGCTTCATATATTCTCGGAGTGTCCACTCATCAGTATACTCGAGAGTAGCTTTTGACTCTAAGGTACAAGAAAGCTCTGTATTAGCATTAAGTTGTGCAAATACATATCCACCAACATAACCATTACCAAGAACTAATACTCTCTTCTTTTTCATAGTTATATTATAACTACAAATCTCTATTAATCAAGTATATTGTCGATCCTTTCTCGAATTGTCTCAACTCCATTAGCGATTTGCTCTTCAAGCTCTTCAACGAGCTCATTTGCTTGCTCGTCAAGTTCGATGTCATCAGCTAACTCTAGAATGTCTCGAGAAGCATATAAAGCCTCTAAAACTTCATCAATACTCTTCTCAAACTTATTAATCAAAGTTGTCTTTTTCATCTTAGTATTATTAATTATAGCAGGCATGCCAGCATTCAACTACTTTACTGCATTTTTATAGTACCAATGCTTGAATAGCTCTTTAACCTCTGCCTTCATATAGTTAGGGTGATGTGCTACAAAACGATCCTTATCTAGATAGTAGATGACAAGCTTACGGCACTTCATACCAGTCATCTGCTCATACAAGTAAGCATAGATTGATAGCTGCATACCATATGTTGAATGTTCACATACAGGAAGGTGATCGAGAGGCTCAAGCATCCAATCCTTATACATTGAACTGAACCGGTAACGCTTATTTGTCTTGAAGTCTCCAATAGTGAATGTATTATCAGAGTGAATGTAGAATAGATCAGCTAAGCCAGAGATCTTAAAGTCTTCATTCCATACAAGTTGCTCACAAAGAACCTTCTTATACTTATCTACATTCCAACCTGCACACTTATCATAAGTCTTAAACAACCAACTCCACTCTTCATTCCGATCACCTACTGAAATGTAATCCTCAAGCAATTTATGAATCTCTGTACCTCGATCACATGCTCTATTCTTCTCCTTCTCCCACATCTCAAGGACACACTCCTGAGAGACTCCTTCACGTGCTGCTACTCGAGCTGATGTTGCATCAGAATCAAATGGCTTCTTATATTTGCCTAGTAAAGTCGTAACAGACGTGAATTTCTCACCGGTTTCGTTATGTGTATAGGTGTGTGATGGTTCGTCAAATGTAATTGGTGCTTTCATCATGAGTATCTTTATTAATATTATACGAGAGTTCCTTTAAATCAACTACCTTTAGCATAAATAATGATATGGCCGGCATTAAAATTAGTAATCTTCCAGCAGCTACAACACCTCTTGCAGGAACAGAATCAATTCCAGTAGTACAGAGTACATGTACAAAACAAGCAACCATTAGTGATATTGCTGATGTTGTGAGTGGTGACTTTGTAACGAATAGTGAATATGCTTCTACATCTGGTGCTTGGACAACGGTCAACTCTTTTAGTGCTAATTGGGATGGTGTTTATTCATCCTACCAATCTGCATCAGCTAGCTTTGTTAATACATACGAACCTAATACATTTACATGTATTCAAACTTTCACAGATGTTAGAACACAACACCTTGAAGCTGGCTTCTGTGTAACGGCTGACGGAGCTTGCGCTTCTGTTCTTGGTGGATATTATAATGATGCTACAGGTAGTGGTTCTGCTGTTGTAGCTGGTAACAATAATGATACGTTTGGTAACTTCTCAACAATTGCTGGTGGTCAGAACAATTGCATCACAGCTGCTGGTATAAATGGATTCATTGCAGGTGGTGGTGAGAATGTTGTTAGTCATGCTGGTGCTGTTGCAATGGGTACTTGTACTGAGTCGGTAAGTGCAGATATGCTTCATGTTACTAGACTATATGCTAAGCTCCTTCCAACATCTGATCCAGGCGTTACTGGTGTTGTCTGGAATGATGCTGGTACACTTAAGATTTCCGTATAGACTAAGTTGATTTTTTAACATTATGCTATAAATCATAGTGTAATGAGCGAAAGAAGTCCAGAATTTGCTGTCTTCAACATTGAGGGAGGTATTGGTAAACATATCTCGTCTACTGCTGTTGTAGAGGCATATAAAAATAATAATCCGAGTACAAAGATCGTTGTAGTATGCGCGTGGCCGGAAGTCTATCTTGGTAATAAGAAGATTCATCGAGTTTATAGGTTAGGTAATGTACCATATTTTTATGAAGATTACATTCTAGGTAAAGATACAGAAGTCTTTGCTGGTGAGGTATATCGACAAACATCACATGTTCATAAATCAAGGCACCTTATTCAATCATGGTGTGATATGATTGGTACAAAGTATAATGGAGAAGGTCCACAGCTACCTATGAATATGAGAGAGAAGGCTTATATTGATCCTGAGCTAGCTGCTATTCCAAAGACAAAGCCTATTTTATTGTTCCAACCTTTCGGTGGTCCAGGTAAAGAACATCAAGCTGATCCATACTCATGGGTACGTGATATTCATCCAGAAGTAGCACAGCATATTGTTAACGAGCTTAAAGAGCACTATCAGATCATCCATGTATGTTATGACTTTCATCGCAAGCTTGATGGTGTCATTCGATATGAGAAGGTAGTTCCAAAGAAGAACCTCTTTAATCTTCTACGCTATGCTGATCGCTGTCTCTTTGTTGACTCTTCATTCCAACATGCAGCAGCTGCTATAGGTAAGTCAGCTACAGTTGTTTGGATTGGTACTCAGCCAGAAGTATTCGGATATGATATGCATACTAATTTCAAACCACCTGTTGAATTTCCACAGGGTACGATAGACTCTTTTTTACATGATTATAACTTCACTGGAGCTATTCATGAATGTCCTTATGATGATATATCGCAGATGTTCGATGTGAACGGTATTGTTAACTCGCTCTTACAACCAGAACGACAATCAGTTCAAGAACAGCAATATGTAGCTCCTACTGAAGCACCAGCTGAAACACCACCAGGTGAACAGAAGCGTGCTGCGGCTAGGAAGAGTCGTAAGAAAAAGAAATAGATACGTCTATACAAACAAAAGCCAGAGAAGATATCTTCTCTGGCTTTTTTTATGACTAATAATTTAAACTTTAATAATAGTCTCCATAGATGTTATTATCATTTACATCCATGTCATAGACTTCATCTTGTGATTCAGTATCAACATCCCAGTTATATGTCTTAGGATCTGATATACTATCTGCACTAATGTTTGTACTAAGTGTACCGAACTCTGAATCATCATACACTTGCTCGTTTGCACACTCTTGTGGAGCATTTGGCTCAAATGAGTTTTCATAGCGTTTAGCACGTACGCGATATACATAGTGACCAAGTAATGGATTGATCTGACCAATGTCTTCATCTCTACGCTCTGTAATCTCGTAAATGTTTGCACATCTACCACCAGGTCTATCACAACCTAATCCTGTTATCTCAATAAGATCACCAGACTTTGGCTCTGCATCGTTGATTGAATCGTATGCATCATTCGAGCTCATCTGTCTCTGGAATGTTGTAATGTGTACAAAACCTGTAAACTCATCACCAGGATCAAATCCAAACTGTGATAGAGCTAATGCATCTTGTGAAAGTTCTACATACATCTGCATACCAGAAGCAGCAGAATAGACAGCTGTTGGATGCTCTCCATAAAGCATATTGGCAGCTGATAGACTAAAAGGCTTGACGTAATAGTTAATCTCAACACCGAAGTTGTTAATCAGATCGTTATATGCCATGTCAAAGACATGTTGCTCTGCTTGCATATTGTCACCCTTCATGAATTGACCACATGGCTGACTAGCAGCTGCCATGATCTCTTCAGGTGTACAATTTAATCTGTCTTGATTACAACCCATTACTCAGCTTTCTTTTTAAGTATACCAATTGCCTGACCCTCTTCATCTTCAAACATCTGAAGCTCAACTCCTGAATTACCAATACCAGTTGTTACACCAGGTTGGAACTCCATACCATATAGCTGTAATGCATTGTCAAGAATAGGTCCTGCGAGTGTTATCTGTCCAGAACTACCATTAAGAAGGTTAGTAACATGCGGACATTTATGCTTATACTCTTGACGCTTCAAGTTCTCATGCTTACGACCAGCGCGCATAATACTCTTTCCACCTGTCTGTGTAGATACAGCATTGGCGTTCATCATGTTGTCGCCTTGATAATACTCTTTGAAGGTCACCATACATATATTTATGCCCTATTGTGCATAATACAAAAAAAGACTCATGCTTTCACATGAGTCTTTGTAATTTAATTAGTTGTTCGAAATTAAGCTTTAACAGCCTTGTTCATTGGCTGTACTTTAACGTCACCGAATGCAGGTCCTTGCTTAACAGTACCGACTTTGTTGTCTTTACCGTCTTTAATAGAGTCACCAAGCTTCTTCTGATCAGCGGACTTACCACCATCAGCGTGTCCACCAGCTTGACCACCAAGACCGTCAGCGTGACCGACTTTATTGCTAGTACCCATGTCTACGTGTGTAGTGTGTGCTTTAGGAGCACCTTCGTTATCCTCTTCAAGTTCTGGTTCAGCTGCAAGTTCGTCAGTAACATCTTCGTCACCGTCTTCTGCATCATCCTCATCACCCATAGCGGCTTGAAGTAGATCACAAAGTGTCTTAGCAACCTCTTTATCAAGTGTTACTGTAATTTCATCTCCACCCTCTTCAGCATCGTCGTCCGCAAGCTCACTATCAGGAGTTGCTTCATCAATACCGAGAGCGTCAAGATCGTCAACTTCTTCCATCCCAAAGTCTTCGGAAATGACTTTAGCATAGAGTTCATCAAAGATAGATTTTTTGGCCATATATTTATTTAGTCCCTCTTGTGCGATTTCCAACTCTTTTGAAGGACTTTCTTCATCTTCTTCCTTCTTGTCATCATCATCATCAGCCCAATCTGGAACACCATCCCCGTCTGCATCTGGCTTTTTCTTCTTTTTCTTCTTATCCTCTTCATCCTCTTCATCTTCCTCATCATCTAACACACCAGCCAATACTGGCTCAGGTTGATCTGTTTCTAGTGCAGGTGCATTTTCATCACCATATGAAACTCCCTTTACATTATAGGGATTCTCATCCTTACCTACTTTAGTAACGTCTGTTTCTGCTTCTTCAAAGCCACCCTCTTCGGTAGGGCCACCGTCTTTAAGTTCTGCTTCACCCACTGCAGCTGATTTATCACCAACGGTAAGTGCTTCTGTACTCTCAGCAACCATAGCATCCTCTTTACCGAGGTTACCATAAACCTCGCCGAGCGCTTTAAGGTCTTGTTTCTTAGCCATACTATTATTTATAGTGACTTACTAAAAAAACAATAAATAGTTGTAAAATAAATGGACTGGGTTAAATAAGTATAGTACTATGGGAAAAGACGATAGACAGTTCTATATGGGAAATGATAATCTCCCTAATAGAAATTGGAAAGGTGAGTATACACCAGAGAAGATTAAAGCTCTTAAGAAAGCAGAGAAGAATATTCTATTTTTTGCTGAGAACTTCTTTTATATTGTTAGTCTTGATTCTGGTAAAGAGAAGATTAAACTATATCCTGCTCAGAAGACGGCTTTAAGAGCAATGAGAGACAATCGCTTTTACATTCTATTAGCTTCTCGTCAGATTGGTAAGTCTACTCTAATGACTATCTATCTACTATGGCAGGCATGCTTCCAGAAAGATCAGCGCATCCTTCTCGTTGCGAACAAAGAAGCTACTGCTATTGAGATCTTCTCTCGTGTTAGAATGGCTTATGAAGAGCTACCTAACTGGCTTAAACCTCCTGTGAAGGAGTATGCTAAGACCTCTATGACACTTGAGAATGGAAGTCGTATTGGTATTACAACTACAACCGGTACAGCTGCTCGTGGACAATCTGTTAACTGTTTGGTTATTGATGAGATGGCTTTCATTGAACCTCACCTTGTTGATGACTTCTGGAAATCTGTCTTTCCTATTATATCCTCATCTAAAAAATCTAAAGCATTCGTTTGTTCAACTGCAAATGGTACACAGAATTTATTCTATAGATTATACTCTGGTGCTACAGATGGTGATAATGGATGGGCATATGGTAAGATTATGTGGAATGAGGTACCTGGTCGTGATGAGAAATGGGCTAATAGTACTAGGCAGACCATTGGTTCAGAGGAAGCATGGCGTCAAGAGTTTTGTTGTGAGTGGATTAACTCTGGTGAATCATCTATTGATGATGAGCTATATGAGATGATGCAACGTCAAGTTTGTGATCCAAAGGTTATACTTGAAGATGGTTGCTATAAGGTTTGGGAGGAAGCTCAACCAGGTAGGATATATGCTGCTGGGGTTGATACAGCTGAGGGTGTAGGTAAAGACTCATCTGTTGTTCAAGTTATGGATATTACTGACCCAGTGGAGATAAGACAGGTTGCTGTTTATAGAAACAATAAAATATCTCCTCTAGAGTTTAGTAATAAGGTGCATGACATTCTACGTAACTATGGCTCACCACTAGCTCTTATTGAGCGTAACAACTGCGGTGCACAAGTTGTAGATCGGCTTGCTATGGATAAAGGCTACCCTAAGCTAGTCTCTTATGGTAATAGAACTGCACATAGAAAGAATAGAATGGCTGGTATGATTGCACATACTAATACAAAGCATAAGGGTGTTATGAACATGCGCTATTGGATGAATGATCTTATGTCTATTGTAATGAGAGATGAAGAGACTCTTGAAGAGCTTCGTGATTTCGTTCGTTACCCAAATGGTACATGGAAAGCAAGACATGGTTGTAATGATGACCTAGTTATGGCTTTAATGTATGCATACTATGTTTTAGATAATGAGATATGTGAACAATACTTTGAGATCATTGAGAAAGATGACACAGGTAGACCTAAAGTTATTGAAGCACTTGACTTTGGTATATCACTCTTTGAAGATCCAACATCTATCTATACAAACAATGAGGTAGTAGCTGGTAGTCCAGATCTCAACCCTATATACTTTGGAATGGATAATGATGGTCCAAGTGATGATTTGTTAGACCTTATTGATCAGGGATTCACACCACTCTAGATTAAATAATAGTATGGCTACAAACCAAAATCACCAATCTTTTCTTAATAAGAGCAGATCTGATAAGTTTAACCTTGTCTTTTCACTTCCACCTGCACTTAGAAAGATTGACTCTAAATCAGATAGGCAGACATTTAATGTCAATGAAGATGCTTTTCAGTTCTCTGTATTTGGTGCTGTAGTGCCTGAGATTAATGTACCAGCTATTCAGATTGGATATGGTGGTTCTAATCTTCATAACTCATCTCATGCTAAAGAGCCTTATCCACCTGTAACAGTTGACTTCACTATTGATAACGGGTTCAATAACTATTGGGTGCTATATAAATGGCTTGACCTTATGCATGATGAGAAGGAAGGTCTATATGATGGTAAGAACCTTATAACAGATCAAGCATTTTCACAATACCAGACAGATATGACATTATTTGGAATGGATGAGTATAACAATAAGCGTATTGAGTTTACTTACACAAAAGCCTTTCCTGTAATTCTTGGTGCTGTTGAGTATAACTATAGAGAAGCAGCTGAAATTACATCTTCAATGACATTCGTCTATTCTCAGATACACACAAAGCTTATTAACTATTAAAAGTCAACTATATAGTCTAATAGCATAGTTTTTTGTCTCGAAAAGCATAAATAATAGTATGGCTAAAAGGACAATTCAATCTCCTGGTGTCGAGATTCGTGAGAGTGATCTATCACTACGCACGGCTCAGACAGGCACCACGACGTACATTGCTGGATTCGCCTCTGAAGGACCAACAGATGAAGTTGTAGGGCTCGGTAATATTGCTGAGTTTGAACAAATCTATGGTGCTCCAAAGACACCAGCAGAAAGATATTTCTATCACACAGCTCGCGCTGCTCTAAACTCAAACGCTTCATTGCTCGTTAACCGTCTTCCATACGGTGAAAGTAGCGGTCAAGGGTTCGGTTCTAAGATCAGTGTTCTTGCTTACCCCGGTGCTGTCTGGGATACAGTTAATGGAGCAACTGCAACTGATTTCGATACAGCAAGTGCTACTTATGTGTTAGGTCGCCCAACTCAATTCGAATTAACAGATACAGAGTATCTCCAACTTAAAAATGGTGAACTCTTTGAATTCGATTCAACACCAGTAACAGACTTTAATGGTATAACAGACCTTTCAGGTGCTGCTCTTATTGTTGTTAACAAAGGACAGACTGTTGTTGATGGTCAGTTTAATGGTTACTATGTTGGTCTTGCTGATAACACTAACATCAACCCTGCTTCATCATTTGAAGCTATTGATACAGTATTCACAGCAACATCAACTCCAGGTGCTACTGGACTCGACACATTCACAGAAGTTCCTGCTTCACGCTTTGAGTTCTCACTCACAGCTACTCCAGAGTTTGGTACTAACCCTGCTACAAATTCCATCTCGCAAGTCATGGAAGATCGTATCGTTGGTTATGACATCTCTACTCGTGAATTCGATGACACATTGAACGTTGGTGTATTCAAGCTTCGTCAGTCAGTCTTCTCTAAGGAGGCTAACAAGCTCGACTATCTCCTAGAAGAAGGTTATAACGGTTCAATCGGTCAGTACCGTCAGCGTAACGCTGATAATGGTGGTGCACCAATTAACTTCTCACTTGATACAGTTGAAGACCAATCTCGTAACGTTGACGTTATTGTTAACCCATTCATTGCTGATGCTCTTGATGGTGTTCAACTTAACACAGATGGTACACCTGCTAAGAAGGTACGTGTTTATACTAAGACACTTGAGACTAGTCTTGAAAATGGTAACGTTACTGCAGCACAAGCTGGACTTCCTACTAACTACTTTACAAACTTCCTTTCAGGTGGCTCACTTGAATATGGTGACAACCTCATTCCACTTGGTTCATATGGTGAAGTCAATCTTACAGATAAGAAGATTGGTAGTATCCCATTGAAGCTTGATCGTGCACTTGATCGTGTTCGTAATGATCGTAAGTTTGACATTGATATTATTGCTGAAGGTGGTCTTGGTACTGTTCACACATATATGGAGACAGCTAATGCTACTCTTTCTGCTCGTGGATTTGATGATACAAGAACAACAGATGCTATTGAAGCATTGAGAACATCTAGTGATATTGCTGATGAAGATGCTCGTACTGCTTACACAACAATCTTTAACCGCTTTGCAACATTTGCAGGCCCAGTTAAGGATGGTGGACGTGGTGACATTCTATTCGTTGCTGATCCAATTCGTCAGATTCTTGTAGCTGGTAAGTCACAGAAGGTACAAAAAGATCCTTCTAAGAACTTCTACGTTGACATTTACTGGGCAATGCGCCACCAGTTTGAACTTGCTAATACTTCTTATGCAACTGTATTCGCTAACTGGATGAAAGTATATGACAACTACACTGGCCTTTATGTCTATGTTCCATCTTCTGGATTTGCTTCCGCTAAGATGGCTTCTACTGACGCACAAGTTGGTCCATGGGGTGCACCTGCTGGATTCAATCGTGGTGTTATTACCGATGCAGATGATATTGCAATCAGTCCTAACCAACGTCAGCGTGATGACCTCTACACTGTCAATCTTAATCCTGTTGCAAACTTTGCTGATCAAGGTAATGTGATCTTCGGACAGAAGACACTCCTTAAGAAGCCAAGTGCATTTGATCGTATTAATGTTCGTCGTACTTTCCTCTACCTTGAGAAGATTACGAAGAAGACAATGCAGTTCTTCCTCTTTGAGAACAACACATTGTTTACTCGTACAAGAGTTGCTAATACCTTGACACCATTCTTTGAGCGTGTTAAGTCCTCTGATGGCTTGTATGACTTCATGATTATCTGCGATGAGCGTAACAATACTGGTGAAGTGATTGACCAGAATGAGCTCGTTGTTGACATTTACTTGAAGCCAGTACGTACTGCTGAATTTATCTTAGTTAACTTCTATGCTACACGCACTGATACGAACTTTGAAGAGCTTCTAGGTAACTAAAAAGTCCTAATAGTTTCAAAAACATAAGAGGGGGTCGAAAGACCTCCTCTTTTTTGTTGTAAAGTTGGTTATTTGCTATAAATAATAATATGTCACAGCATAATAATTTTAAAGGTGATCTTACTGCAATGTCGGACGCTTATAGCCAGGTTAGAGGAAGTGTTCCAAAGCCGTTTACTACTGCAGCACCAAGAATGATTAAAGAGTCTCGTGATGAGGGGAAGCTTGAGTCTATTGAGCTTGGTGGTAAGCTTTATGAAGTAGGTCTTGACGATCCTAATGATGATGGTCTTGTCATTAATATTGAAAAGCATCCTAACGGTTACTTTATTACAGGTGGTGTATATAGTGAGCCAGAAGATTTTGTAAATGATCCAGAGAATCCAAGAGAAGGTTATGGTTATGCTCTTACTCTCGATGGTCAGCCTATGGATGAAGATGATCTTGAAGATGGTTTAGGTCATGAAGATGCTGAAACAGCTGATGGTGAAGAGACAGTTAAAGTAACACTTGACGTTGAACTTGATAAAGAGACTGCTGAAAAGCTTCATAATGATCTTAAACCTCAAGTAGAAGAAGCTCCAGTTGAAGACGCTGAAGGTCATCACTCATCTGGTTCAGATGACGGTGAGTGTGACGAATGTGGCGGTGACGGTTGTGATGTTTGTCACGGTACTGGTGAGCAAGATGAAGAAGAGGTTGTTGCTGAAAGCTATACAGCCCGATACCTCCTTAAGTAATCCACTATAACTAATAATTTTACAAGAGAGAGTCGAAAGACTCTCTCTTTTTATGTG